TTTAAGATTTCTAAATCTAAATTGAAGAACATTGATAATATACACTCACTTGAAGGTTCACTCTATAGCAAACAACTTGGTATAGCAGGAACAGTTGACTGTATCGCAGAGTATAACGGAGAGTTATCTATAATTGATTTTAAAACATCAGCAAAACCAAAACCCAGAGAGTGGATCGAACATTATTTCGTTCAAGCAATGGCATATGGTTGTATGCTCTACGAACTGACGGGTATATCTGTTAAAAAGTTAGTAATTATTATGTCATGTGAAAACGGAGAATGTGTTGTCTATGAAGAATACGACAAAGGAAAATACATCAAACTACTCGGAGAATATATTAGTAAGTTTGTTCAAGATAAACTGGAGCTCTATGGAACCCAATAAAGAACTTGAGAAAGCCATTGAGAAAAAGTTTCTGACACCTCAGAAGTTTGCTATCGAAATCGAAAAGATAGTTGCAGAAGAGCAATTCAATTATATTGATGCAATCTGCCACTATTGCGAAAGTAACAATCTTGAGATAGAATCAGTAACGAAACTCATTTCCAAATCACTCAAGGAAAGACTAAAGTGGGATGCAACCCGTCTCAACTTTATGAAAAAAACAACTCGTGCTAGATTACCTTTATGATGCAAGTATCTAAATCTGAATTAATTCATCATCGGTTACAGGCGATGCTTCGTGAGCATTCTTTTTCCGATCTTAAGTATCTTGGTATAAGACCAGATAGTATTGGTATCGATCAACACTGGTATATGATAGGTGACAATGAAGTCCCTGTTGATGCCATTACAGAATTAGAAAGTGTAGAAACTGACGATGAAAGTGACACCCTTTGAAACTTACCAGACATATCTTTCTATTAAGAATCATTTCTCAAGTCCGAGATATGATTACTTTAAATATGGAGGGAGATCAAGAGCAAAAATAACTGCCTTCAATAAAAGGAAAGATAAGTATTGGTTTGAAAAGACATCTCGAAAATATCCTGACAATCAAATCGTGGATTTTCTTGTGTCTAACTTTGTGACAGCGAACAATCCATCGAGTTTGTGGATAGGTGAAATTATCAATTCTGGTGAGAGAACCTATTCTGATTGGTCACGCAAACAACAAAGTTTGAGTTACATATTCAAAGAACAGATCACACAACTGTTTGAAGAGTATCAACTCGATGACCTGTTTGATTGTTCAGATGGGCATCCTCCTGTATTAAGAGAATACTTGGGGGATCATATTGATCTTGAAACGCTAGTAATACTTGAAAAAGTATTTCATTTTCGTAGTCAATTTGACAAAAAACTTGATGATCCTGTGTGGGAAACCGTCAGTATGAAGATAAGGAAATACGATCCTTTCATAAATATAGATGTGTTACAATATAAAAAAGTTCTAAGAGATGTAGTTCATGGGTAAATTTTTTGAGTCAGATATGGTTCGGGAGGAGTTGACTGAAATCAATCAACTTCAACAGGAAATCTATTCGTCTACAATGAGTTTTCCTAGTATGTCTCGCAAGGACAAATTGGAACACATTGACAAATTGACAGAATTACTTGAGAAACAAAAGATCATGTATGCAAGGTTATCTTTATCAGATGACCCTGAGGCTAAAGAACTCTTAAGCACATTGAAATCATCCATAGCATTGATGGGATTCCCACCAAATATGGATATGAACTCGTTTTTTGATAATGTATACAAGACAGTTCAAACATTGAGACTGTCTATTGACAAGTAATTTAACTCTGTTATAATATCTAAGTAAATCTACCAAAATCTAAAATTATCCGAGGTAATCCAAATGTCTTTTGCTAATTTAAAAAAGCAATCTAAATTAGGTTCTTTAACCGCTAAGTTGGTTAAGGAAGTGGAGAAGATGAACAGTAACGGTGCATCAGGTGATGACCGTCTCTGGAAATTAGATGTAGATAAGAGTGGTAACGGTTATGCTGTTATACGCTTTTTACCTGCACCTGAGAATGAAGATCTTCCATTCGTTAAACTTTATTCACATGCGTTTCAAGGGCCCGGTGGATGGTATATCGAAAACAGTTTGACTACATTAGGTCAGAAAGATCCAGTATCAGAGTATAATTCACAGTTGTGGAATAATGGAACTGATGCCGGTAAGGAACTAGCAAGAAAGCAGAAACGCAAGTTGACATACATTTCCAACATCTATGTTGTGAAAGATCCTGCAAATCCTGAGAACGAGGGTAAGACATTCTTGTTCAAGTATGGTAAGAAAATCTTTGACAAACTCACTGCAGCAATGCAACCTGAGTTCGAGGATGAAGAGGCAATCGATCCATTCGATTTCTGGCAGGGTGCTAACTTTAAATTGAAAGCTAAGAATGTTGCTGGATACCGTAATTATGATTCAAGTGAGTTTGCTGCTGTATCACCATTATTAGATGATGATGATGCAATGGAATCAATCTGGAAGAAAGAATTATCTCTTTCTGAGTTTGTTGCTCCTACACAGTTCAAGACTTACGATGAACTTAAGGTTCGTCTAGAGTATGTTCTTGGTAAGAGAGGTGCAAAACCAGTTGCTCAAGATCCTGAGATTGAAGAAGAAGAGTTTACAACTCCTGTCGCAGAGACAAGAGAGACAGTCTCCTCTGTTGCTTCAAGTTCAAGTGAAATTGAAGACGATGACACACTATCGTATTTCCAACAACTCGCTGAAAACTAAGATATAAGGGAGGGCAACCTCCCTTTTTTTTATGGCATACTTAAATTTAGATTTTCTGTTTGTGCTGTATTATCATCAATTCTTTGACTCGACTCATCATATGTCATTATCTCTTTAAAGTCATCAAGGAACTGTTGTAAGAATCCATTTTTCAAAACAAATATATTTCTTTTCTCTTCATTTCTTAAAGTTTCATATTCGTAATTAGATATAGCATTAATGGGGTTTGGTATACTCGCCACATTTGTACCAAGTTTTGTTAGGTCATTTGTATATGTAATACCACCATCATAATAAGATAGTTTAAAGTTTTCATCTACTCTTTTTCCTTTTGGTAGAATAACTTTTCCAGAGGAATCTTTTACAAGTTTTGTTTCATAATATTTAATATCTGTCAATCCACTTAATCCATACTTATTTTCTGAGTACTCATATAAATCTTGATTTGAAAGTGGCCATTCATCACGAATGTTAACAATACCTGCACATACTATGACAACATAGTCTAGCGTATCACTACCATATAAATCCTCTGCAACATTATCTGGTCTAAATCCATCTGGGATTTCATACTTATTAAACAAAGTGATGATACTTTGTAAATCTTCTCTTAATTTAACACGACGAAATAAATTTTTTGCATCAACATAATCGAGTGATGAGTTCTTATCACTTAGAAAAGATGGGTATCGTAATGTTGGTAATTCTCTAAAATATCCCATGTTAGAATCCTACTGAATTGTCACTATCCTTATAGTCTGTATCATAAATTGGTTCAATCTCTTTAAATGTCATATCCATAGTCATTGATACTGGTGTTGAATCATCATATGTAGTATGAGTGCCCTCTGCTGTATAGTTTACAGAAAAATTCGTTAAGAAACACTGTTTAAATTTATGTAAGAAAGGATGATCACGGTTTCCCCTTTTGTAACTTAATTCAAATATGTTTGGAGTTTTTAGAAAGATTCCAGTCCCTCCGAGTTGACCACCTTCAAGATTTGCTTTTGGTGCCATGTTCTGTTTGAATGAACGAATTATCAATTTACATTGTCTTGCCTCTTGCTCACTTCTTGGAGTCATTTTAAATGAGAATGTAAAACTTCTAAGTGTTGGAGCATCGAATAATAATTCTAAGTTAGGGTTAAATATTTGACCTGATTGTCTTGCAAGGAGTTGTTGTGCTGAGACATTACCACCAAAAACACCAAGTGCAGATGATGTAAGTTGTGCGTTCATAAATTTTTGAGCCGCACTGCTCAAACCTTGAGCATCACCTAGTCTTTTTTTAGCATCATCTTTAACATCTTTTCCAAAATCTCCTAGTCCCTCTGATATGGTTCTTTTACCTCCAACAACATCTGCCACTGCTTTACCACCAGCACCCATGACATTACCAACCACACCTGCAGCAGCACCCATTAGTGTGTTCATACTACTATCACCAAAGTTTACTGCATTACCATCTTGAACATTTGATGGTACTTGTAAAAGTATAGATCCGTCATTTATCACAGACTTTCGTGCTAATGAACCTGATGATGTTCCACCAACTGTGCTATTCAATGTATTTGCACCAAATCCAGCTGGTCGAGTAAATTGATTTGGTTGTCTCTTGTATTCGATTATATTAATTTGTAAATAATCAGTAGTGCCTGTTAGTGCCTCAAGAGGATATCTTAAAACTCCACCACGACGCTGAGATTTAGCAGCTGCTTGACCTTTTGTTGCTTTTCGTGCAGACGCTAAATTATTTTCACTTTTAGGTGGTTCGTATTTTGGAAGAGGTTGATTATTCTTAATTGCTTCTTTAGCACCTGTCTGATATTGTTCAGATGCATAGAATAATTCTTGCTCTTTATAATTTGGGGGAAAATTGGGCATATATCTCTTTTTTTAACTATTTAGACGCATTTTACCGAAAGGTAGGGCCTGAAGGTCGGTGATCTCTTCAGGATAGACACGATATGTGCTGCTAGTTACATTTGCGAATGAATATGATCGTGCTTCACCGTGATGAAAATTTGTACCACGAAAACCCCATGAGTACACATCTGTGACTGCAACTAGGGGATTTGCATCATATCTACCAGTTGATGATGGTACATATGAAAACAAAAAGAATTGACCTGCCTGTGGTGTTGTTGCTGTGTCACTCACCACTTCAGTAATTTCTGTCATTAATTCATCAGGATCTTCGATTCCGATTAAACGATCTAATACTGGACTAATACGATTCATTTGACTCCGAGTTCATCCTCAGTCATTACCTTAAAAACATACAATCGGTCTTTACAATACTCTGATGCTGCTTTCCATTTTGCTTGATTACGAGCATACTCATAAGTTTCGTAAAGATAACCTTTTGTTTGTCTTTTTGGTTTTTTAGGAGGTTTAAGTTGTTTTTTAGGTTTGACTTCGATAATATACTTTTTGATTTTACCTGTAGTCTCCTTTAGTTTAACATAAAAATCAGGAAAATACCTATGAACTTTATTATCTATTGGAGATCGATATGGTATTGCAATCTCTTCACTACCCCATTCAAGTATATTCTCATTCAAATCACAGTAAACCATGAATTTTCGCTCCCAAAGTGAACGATATATGATGTTTGATGGATTACCTTTATACTTTCGTGGGTAAGATGGTGAATATCTCCCTTTATATGACATAAATAATAATAAGAAAAATCATATAGGTATTTAGCGTGAGTTTTGTACAAAAAATCACGATGACCGATGCCAAAGTCAAATTTGGTAGTTTATCGCTGAATAATCAATATCAAGTTCATTTTGCTGGCATCAATGGTGCTGTCATAAATTTTCTTAGATTTGATAAAAGAATTCAAAATGCACAAGACTTTATCAGTCGTGAGGCTGGTATACTATGTAATGATGCATCACTACCTGCAACTGCATATGCGACAGCAGAAGTAAAGGATAATTTTATGGGTGTGCCACAGGAGTTTGCTCATACAAGAATCTACACAGATATTGACTTTACATTTTATGTGGATGAAGATTACACACTATTGAACATCTTTGAGGGTTGGATGGACTATATCTCCAGTGGTGCTGAGAGAGAGGTTGCTGATTTTCAAAAACCATTCTATCGTAGAATGAGATATCCTGACTCATACAAATGTGATACAATGTTTATTACAAAGTTTGAAAAAAATCAAAAAAGAAGATTGAGATATCAGTTTATTAATACTTTTCCAAAATCTATATCACCTATTCCTGTAACATATGGAGCAGCAGACTTAATGAAAGTTACTGTAAGTTTCAATTATGACCGCTATATAGTTGCGAATCAAATAGATTCGTGATATAATACTAAATAAAACACTGAATT